GAGGGGTGAATATTGTATCATTTTTACTTCTTTATAATAGGTAGAAAAATAATTGTACGCTCTTGAGAAAAGGTTGACCTTTTTGTAACAACCTACAAACACCAGCAAACCCAGTGTTTTCAAGGGTTTACGGCATGTAGTAGTAATAAACCTTTAACAAGTCCTTATCCTTTTCGTAGATGATTTTTTCTACAACACTCCTGAGCACATCATTCTTGGTTGTCGCATCAACAGAGTCGGAAGAGAGAATATCGTACACATTTTTCACCCTTAGCAGCATGTCCTCGTCATCATCTTTGCTGTTGCTTTTTTCTTCCTTGATTTCGGACAGTTGTTTTTCAAGGTGTTGTTTTTCTTCTTGTACAGCCTGTTTATTTTCCTTGTATTCTTCCATAGTGTCAATCCCGTTCATGTAGGCTTCTTTGATTCTTTGCAGTTTCACATCGATCTTTTTGATCTGGTCTTCCAGTATGGTTTTTAAGTCCACAGTGTCATCGGTTTTGGCTTCAATCTTTCGGTATGTGATTTTACCGCTATCAAGCACAGTTTTGATGGATTCCAGTACTGCAGGTTCTAACTTGATTGAGCTGATAGAGTTGTTCGCCATGCATTTCCCCTTTGTGTATCCATAGCACCTAAAATGAGAGTACACTCTTGTGTTATTTCTGATCGTGTTTGCAGTCATTGTCCTGCCGCACGCTGGGCACTTAACGACACCAGACAACCAGTGCTTGTATGTGCTTACTGGTCTCGAACCACGTGGCCTGTATTCTCTCTTGTATCGTTCCTGTGCTTTATCGAATAGCTCCTTGCTTATGATTGCAGGATGTTCCCCATCGGTGACAATCCATTCGCTTTCCGGGCGGATTTCGTTGGATTCATTGATTGTCCGATTCCAACGTATCATACCGCAGTAAGTAGGATTCTGCAAGATATATTCGATAGATCGGCGTTCAAATTCTTTCCCGTGCGAGGTTTTGAAATTATGCATATTTAAAAGCCTAGCAATTTCAAATATGCCTAAGTTTTCGTTCGCATACTTTTCAAAAATCAGTTTCACAATTTCCGCTTCTTCGGGAACGATTACCGGAGGTTCCTTATGAGTCACGATCTTATACCCGAGCGGTGGGCGTGCTTGGTATCCACCTCTTTCTGCCTTCTCCTTCATTCCTCTGGTTACTTCTCCGGAGAGACGAACGGAATAATATTCGTCCATCCACTCGATGATTCGCTCTATCAGAGAGCCAAATGGGCCATCTACCAACGGTTCTGACACGCTTATGACATCCACATTGTGCTTCTTTTTGAGAAGAGACTTGTATACGATACTTTCTTCTTGGTTTCTCGCAAATCGGCTATATTTCCAGACAAGAATGGCATCTGCTGGATGATCTGATGCTTTTGCGAGTCCAATCATTTTTTGGAACTCCGGGCGCTTATCAGCTTTTCTTCCAGAAATCCCGACCTCGTAAAAAATCTTAGACACCACATACCCGTGACTCTTTGCGTAATCTTTTAACAGCTTTGCTTGGGAATCTGGGGATAATTCGTCTTGCTTTCCAGTGGATACACGGACGTATCCAAAAGCATATTGCGTTTCCATGTTATCATCTCCTTATTTAATTTTATGCAAAAACGAGTACAAAAATAACAGCCAGCACATGAACAAATGTTCTGGATTGCAAGCTGTTTCCGAAGATGATACAATATTCTTGGATTTCAATCGCATATCTTCGGATATGTAGACCGTCTCAGTGTTGGTAGCACTGGGGCGGTTTTTTATTTTATTGCACGGCGATTTTCTGAGTATCCTTCTTGTTGTCAAACGATATCATATCGGATGCTTCGATTGTGAGCTCAGTATCACTCTTCAATTTATATACCTGGCATACTTCAACCGTTCCACCCGGCTGCACTTCATTTATAGCGTAATTGTTCATAGAGTCGTTCTGTTCTGCCATAATTCCCATTTCACACTCGCCACCGTCCTGAAAACACTGTACGTTTGCAGCAATTCCAGCTGTTGCGTTTTCGTCCGAATTATTTGTAAAGGTATAATAGTAAAGCAGACATTTATTTCCCTCATAATCATTCGCAAATTCATGTCGTACATATTTTACATTAAATTTTTCTGCTGTAAAATCTATGATTCCGTCATCCACTGGCTGAGCTTCTTCTTTTGGCTCTTCTTTCTGCTCTGTTGTTGCTTCTGTCGTTGTCTCGGCGTCTCTGGATGGTTCGGCATCCCCACCACATGCTGTAATGGATAATGCCATAGCTCCTACTAATAACATTGCTACAATTTTCTTTTTCATATTTTCCTCTTTTCTCCTGCACCTCAACACCACTTTACTCTATATAAACGCCGAAGCGGTTATATCGTATTATTACCATTATTTACCTGTAGTTTCCAGATCTGGAATATACTACAATAAAACCACTATGAAAATACTACTCGATAAGATCATGCTTAAGAAAAATCTATCAGTCCGGCAAGTATCCATTGCGACCGGAATATCAAAATCAACGATTAACCGTATTGCAAACGGTGAAATATCACCGACAGCCGACACGCTGGAATTGCTTGCCAAGGGCTTAAAAGTCCGAATTTCTGACCTTATCGACTCTCCATATCAATAAGTGTCCCAGATATGGGACGATTGTCCATTTTCGCGTAAGTTTCCCGATTTTAGATTGTTAACTTAATAGAGAGGTACATAAGTACCAAAAAATAACAGAACAAATGTTCGAACAAAATATTGATTTTTATCCACTGAAATAGTATTATATGTTCAGGGATTTCGAACATGTGTTTTTGCAGTTAGGGGGATTGCGAAATGGACTACAAAAAACTTATCATCGAATTGGTCAACAAGTCCAACAATATTGAGGTGTTGGAACTTGTGTACCGATTCTGCATAAAGCTTTTAGGCTAGGGGAAACCCTAGTCTTTTTTAATTAAGCTCTCTGCGAGCTTTTCTAGGACATCCCATTCACTTTCATCCAGCTTTGCAAGAGCTTCTACTAATCTTTTTTTAAATGTATCATTTTCCATTATAAGATCAGCAGCAAAGTCTGTAATCAACTGGTCTCTTGTTAATTGGATAAACATTTCACCGTTTCCGGTTCTTAACCATTCTTCGTTCACATTGAACTCTTTACAAATCAACTTATATAAGGATTCTTTTTGATCTGGGCGTTTCAAGCGATCGTATTCTATATTAACAATAACGCTTTCACTGACGCCAAGCCTTTCTCCAAAAACTCTCCTGGACATACTTAAGTCTTTTCTTAAGATTTCAATTCTTTCTCCTATATTTAATTCCAAAAGGCTTCCTCCTTTCTGAAATCAGTATATCATTATTATACTTGTTAGTCAACAAGAAAAATATTTAATTTTTTTAAAAATCTTATTGACAAACAAAATAAAACGAGTTATGATTTGTTCATCAACAAGAAAGCAACAACACAAACCAAAACAAAAAAACGCTGACCTATCGGCATGACGGGGAAAAAGAAAGCGAGGTGAGAAAGATGTGGGTTTCAAGACGATCATGGGATTGCTTGCTGTATCGCATCAAAAAGTGTGAAGATGACATCAAAATTCAGAAGGAAAATACGGAGAATTTAATCAGGAATACTGCAAAAAAAATTCTTGAACAACCAGAAGAGTTGCGCGAAGAAATTCAGGGGGTTGAACGTATCGAAAAATATATCGATGAGTTTATAGGTCTTGACGAAGAAAATAAGGATAGAAAGATAAAAAAATTCGATGTATTGAAATCCATTACTAGAGAGAAAGAGTTTTCTAATATGGTATTTGGCTTGATCGAAGTCAAAAAAACTCCTGAAGCATTTGCAGAACTTCTTGAAGAGGAGATGCCTGAAAAAGAGCTACCTCATTTAAAAGAAGCAGCTCTTAATGGTTATCCGTTGTTTTTCTCTGGCATGCAGTGAGCGCATCCGTTTCTTCTGATGTCAAGCATGGAAGAAAAAACAACAGCTTCCTCATAGGAACTGCAATTAAAGATATGTTCGGACTTTATATCATTTATGCGGCAGCACGAGGTTTCGCGGTCTAAATCATGGATTTCACCAGTGTTTTTATTAAGCACATAGCGATTGCCGTTAAATGGCGAATTACAACGTCTCATAAAATCGCTCCTTTCGTAATACTCAGGCATGGCAGTGCCCTGTATTTACAGTATAGGAGATAAACAAAAAGAAAGCAATCCCGCCACGGAGGTTACGACGGCAATAAAAATAGGAGGTAAAAGGTATTGAACAAATTGCAGCAAAAATTAGATAGCCGAGAAGTGGCTGAAATGGTTGGAAAGGAACACAAGAACATCATCAGAGACATAAGAGGGTATTTAGAAGAATTTTCACAGCTCAATTTTGAGCCGTCAGATTTCTTCCATGAATCTACATATAAGCGTCGCGGAAAAGAATACCCGTGCTATTTAATCACAAAAGAGGGCTGCGAATTTATCGCCCACAAACTCACAGGAGTCAAAGGGACGGAGTTCACAGCAAAATACATCAAACGGTTTCATGAGATGGAAAATATCATCAAAGAGCACGTTCCGCAGGGTAAAGAACTTCTTGCACTGGCAGTTCTGGAAGCGCATAAGACCATTGAAGAGCAGACAGCGCAGATTGAGGAAATGAAGCCGAAAGCGATATTTGCGGATGCTGTCGCTACCAGTCATACATCCATCTTAATCGGCGATCTGGCGAAGATTTTGAAACAGAACGGCGTTGAAACAGGGCAGAAGCGCTTATTTGAGTGGTTGCGTGAAAATGGATATCTGAGTAAGAGAAAAGGAACGGAATGGAACTCGCCCACACAGAAATCTATGAATTTAGGGCTGTTTGAAGTGAAAGAGACAACAGCTATGAATCCAGATGGTTCCGTTCGGATTAACAAAACCACAAAAGTAACCGGCAAAGGACAGCAGTATTTTATCAACAAATTCCTGAATGTAGCATAGGAGGTACACATGAGCGAAAAAGAGAAAGAAATCATCAGAAAAGTGGCGCAAGCACTGCCGGATATGTCGGACATGAATAAAGGGTATTTTCTCGGCTTTGCAGAAGCTATGGCATCTCAGAAGAGCCAGAAGAACGAAGAAAATAAAGAAAAAGAAGATGACTAGGACAACATATCTCGGACAAACCATCCGTCATACATATTAGAGAGGTGGTGTGAATGACTATAAAGAACATTGTAGTAATCAACGGAAAAGAAGTGGAAGTTAAAGACTTGCCGGACGCTGAATTATTTGCAGAAAAATTAAACCGGAAAGCTCTGACAGCAAGAAATTACACGGAAGAGAAAACCGCTTAGGCGGTAGAATGGAGGACAAGCTGTGAAAAGGCTAACAGTAAACAAGATCGAGAAATTTATCCAGACTCTGAAATCCGTAGAAAAGATAGACGGTGATTCTGAGGAGCAGAAGCAAGTCGCAATCTCGTATCTAACGAACTATCGCGTCAGATTGGAAGAGCGCGGAAAGAGATCCGTAAAAATAAGGGAGGACAAGCATGGAAATTAAAGGAACCTACCACTGCCAGACTACTCAGCAGCCCAACACATTAAATAGCTGGGATATCCGGTCAGTATCAGTTGATCTGCCGGAAGAAGAGGACAAGCCTTACTGGCACAAGGTTACAGCATCTGTGATCGGGTTCGGAATGGCGGTGATCGGATGGTGGTTAGTGTTTGGGTATTAAAAATGAGCACCTACAAAAAGGCTGGGGAGCCGTAGGTACTCTGACAAAAAATCAAGAATATAGTAACAGATTTTAGGAGGATAAGCAATGGATAGAAAGAAAATGCATGAACTTTTAGACTTAACTCTTGAGATTCATGAACGCGGAAAGGGTGTAGACGGATTCCCGTACGTAGGAATCGACTTTTCGAATTATGGACATAGAATAACTTTGTATGCATGTGAGAACGGATTCTCGTCTGGTGGTTTTGATTTGCATGAGTGTATCGAAACAGACGCGGAGCTGGATAATGCAATCATTTTAGTTGGGGTATTGCTGGAAATGGCAGTGGACAAGACGGAGGACGAATGATGTATGTAGGTATCGGGCCAGAGAAAGGAAAGAAAGTGCATGACGAAGATGCCTTTTCTTACGCCTGCGAACGAATAAACAATGGTACGGAAAGAGAACAGGAAACATTTATGCAGATCATGAAAGAAGCTGAGAGTTTTTACATGGCGGTGGTCACAGTTGTGCTGTGGTACTTTTCCGGAAATTGGGTGTATGAGGAGGTGGCTCTATGATTACGATGCAGCAGCGCAAGGAGAGAATTGAAGATCTATTGGATGAGCGTCTCGGGATGATTGAGAATGGGGAGGTGAATACATATTATCAGACTAGGGATATAGCAAATCTGACGCAGGCACTTTTAAATATTACAAGGATCATGAAGGAGGAATGAATATGAATATATATCAAAAAATGAGTGCAATTACAGCAGAAATCACAGCTGTTGCGAAAAATCTGAATGTAGGTTGGGGGCAAAATTCTTACAAGGCCGTAGGCGAAGCAGATGTTCTGGCTGCTGTGAAACCAATCGAAGAAAAACACGGTGTTTACAGTTATCCTGTCAACCGACATATTATGGACACATCCGTTTTAACTTCAGTCAATTCAAAGGGCAACGAAGTTAGACAGTTATTTATGAGAATCGAAACTACATATAGATTCGTTAATGCTGAAATGCCAGAAGAGTACATTGACATCAAAACGTATGGTGATGGAGTAGATTCACAGGATAAGGCACCGGGGAAAGCGATGACATATGCGGATAAATACGCATTGTTGAAAGCTTATAAGATTATCACTGGTGATGATCCAGATCAGGAATGCAGCAAAGAACTGAAAGGAAAAGCAGCCAAACCTGCAAAATCATGTAAATCAGAAGCGACAGTAAGGCAATTAGAATCAAAAGAGTCCGGCGAGCAGTCAAAAAACACGAGTAATGAGCTATTAAGCAGCGCAGAACGCTCTGCTATTGAGAGTCGATGTAAGGAAGATGGGGTTGATGCAGATAAGTTATTATCTTTGTACAGCCTTAGCTCATTCGAAGGAATGAAATATAAACATTACGATAATATTTTGAAAAACTGGGAAAAAGTAAAAGAAAAATGCGGAGGTGCAAAATAATGAACAGCGTAAATTTAACAGGTAGATTAACCAGAGATCCAGAAATCAGATATACAGATGCAGGGCTTTCGATTGCAAGATTTTCCATTGCTGTAGACAGGAGATTTTATAAGGACGGTGAGCAATCAGCGGATTTTATAAACATCGTATCATTCGGAAAAACAGCAGAATTCATTGAAAAGTGGTTTAAGAAAGGGACGAAAATTGAAGTATCCGGAAGAATTCAGACAGGATCATATGCAAACAATGACGGGGTAAAGGTTTATACAACAGACGTTGTTGCGGAGCAAGTCGGTTTCGCAGAGAGTAAGAACTCGCAAAATTCAGGAGCTAACAGAGTATCAGAATCACATGATGATGGGTTCGTAAATATTCCGGACGGAGTAATCGACGAAGAAATGCCGTTTAATTAGGAGTGATTTTATTGGTTATACAAATAGACAGTAGGGAAAAATCGAGAGCGATTAAAAAAATCATAAAAACATTTGATGAGAAAGGCGTGAAGCATCCAGTATCTAAGTTAATGGTCGGAGATTATATGAACTATGACAACCCACGTCTTGTCGTTGACAGAAAACAGAATTTAACAGAGGTGTGCTGCAATGTTTGTCAAGACCACGAAAGATTCAGAAGAGAACTGGTGAAAGCAAATGAAAATGGAATTAAAATCATATTTCTTGTTGAGCACGGAAAAGATATTGAAACTTTGGAAGATGTTATCTGGTGGGAAAATCCGAGGGGTGCGAAGCGGCAACGGAACAAAGAAACAGGGAAATGGGAAACTGTTAAGACGAAAGCAATGACCGGAAGAACTCTGTACAAAGTCCTATGTACCATCCAGAGGAAGTATGAATGCGAATTCTTGTTTTGCGAGAAAAACGATACCGGAAAGAAGATTATTGAGTTATTGGACGAAAGACATGAATAAAGAAGAGATTAAACATTCACACAGCATGAGAGAGATTGTGGAAAGATATGGGTTCCATGTAAATCGGGCGGGGTTTATTCACTGCCCGTTCCACAAGGGAGACAAGGGAGCATCATTAAAAATCTACCCAGATAGCTTCCATTGTTTCGGATGCGGAACAAATGGAGATATCTTTACATTCGTACAGCTAATTGACCACGTTGATTTCAAAGAAGCGTTCCAGAGTCTTGGTGGAACTTATGAAAAGCCGACATTCCAGTCGAAATTGGCGATATACAGGAGCCGGAAGAAGGCAGAGCAGAGAAAGCGAGAAGAGGAAAAGCTCCGGAGAAAAAGGGAGCTGAACAATATTCTGATTGATGTGTACCGCGATTATATGAATAAGTCGGAACCATTCAGTGACGTCTGGTGCGATTGCTGCAATGCGTTGCAGTACCAGTTATATTTGCATGAAATATTAAACAGAGAAGAGGTGAGGAAATGAGGGAAATGAACGAATTCGATGCAGACAGCATATTGGATGATGAAGTTTTCATCGAATTATTTGAAATGGAAGATCCGATTCTCCGGTCAAAAACAAAAGTGCAGCTCATCAGAAGAGCGAAGCAGCTGGGAGTCAAGTCGGATTTTGAAGAGATTTTGAAAGGATACAATCAGGCTGACCGAGAAATGAAGAGACAGGAACGGGAAAACAGAACTGTTTGCACAGTAGATAACTATACGAATTTCACAGGACCTCACGATCGTATGTATTGCGGCGCCTGGATTGCGGATGATCGCGGCGTGTTCGCACAGAATTCCGGAAGGGTTGATGAAGTGGCTTGCTATCACCCAATCCTGCCAGTAGAGCGGCTGCGAAACTTAGAGACCGGGGAAGAGCAAATAAAACTGTCGTACAGGCGAAATAACCAGTGGCACGATATTGTGGTTCCAAAAACGATGATCACATCGGCGAATAAGATCGTGGCATTATCCGGAAGAGGGATTGCAGTTACGTCAGAAAATGCAAAATTGCTAGTCAAGTATCTGGCTGACGTAGAAAATGGAAACGATGATTACATAGATGTGCAGTATTCCACTAGTAAACTTGGGTGGATTAATGATCAGTTTATCCCCTATGATACTGATATTATTTTTGATGGGGACAATCGGTTTAAGCAGACCTTTGAAAGCGTGTCGGAGCATGGCAGTTTCGATGTGTGGTTGAATCACGTTCGAGAACTGAGGGAAACTGGAAGAATGGAGGTAAAATTCCTGTTGGCTGCATCATTCGCAAGTGTGCTGGTTCATATTCTGGGTGGACTCCCTTTCTTCGTGGATCTGTGGGGTGAAACTGAGGGCGGAAAGACAGTCTCTCACATGGTAGCCGCATCTGTGTGGGCGAATCCAGACGAAAGTAGATATATTGGAGACTTCAAAACAACGGACGTTGCACTGGAAGCGAAAGCGGATATGTTGAATCATCTTCCGATGTTTCTGGACGATACGAGCAAAACATCTGCAAGAATCAGGGATAACTTCGAGGGAATTGTTTATGATCTGTGTTCCGGAAAAGGAAAGAGCCGGTCAAATAAAGACCTCGGAATCAATCGAGAGAATCGGTGGCGGAATGTAATGATCTGTAATGGTGAGAGACCGCTTAGTAGCTATGTCAGTCAGGGCGGTGCAATCAACAGAATTCTGGAGGTTGAGTGTGGCGAGAAAATCTATCAGGATCCGCAGAAGACAGCGGAAACGGTAAAACGGAATTACGGTCACGCAGGTAGGAAATTTGTGGAGATCATCAAAGAAATGGGAGAAGATGAAATTCGTTCTATCCAGAAAGAGTTTCAGAAGGAGTTATTTAGCACGGACAAGATGCAGAAGCAGAGTATTTCGCTTTCCATCGTCCTGACAGCCGATAAAATAGCCACAGATCTCATTTTCAAAGATGGGCAGTATATTTCGATAGACGAAGCGAAACAGGTGCTTATAGACCGAAATGAGCTGTCTGACAATGAGCGATGCTACCAATATATCCTTGATAAAATCGCAATGAACAGCCAGAGATTTGATGTGTCTTCAAATTGTGAAAAATGGGGAATTATTGAGGATGGGTACGCAGTAATTTACGGGCAGGCATTTAAGGAAATCTGCGAATCTGGGAAATTCTCAAAAAAGTCCTTCCTGTCATGGGCTGCAAAGAAAGGCGTTATTCAGCAGGACAGCAGGGGAAACCCAACAAAGCTGAAAAAGATAGACGGAAGAGCGGCGAGATGCGTGTTTTTGCAACTTGAATCGAAAGGAAATACGGATAATGATGGGTTTGAAAGCATCGATGAAACACAAGAAAAGCTACCTTTTAGTTAAGAGGAGGAAATACAATGTCAAAAGTTGTGAGGATTAGTAATGAAAACTATGATTTTATTGAATGCATGGCGTTCAGGAATGGAGTTCCGATAAATGCAATATTAAATGAGGTGCTGGAAAAATTCAAAAATTCGTCGCCGAATGATGTGATTTCAGTGGAATATCGGGGCAGAAAAGTTGCGATAAGGTAACAAGTAACAAAAGTAACAACAGGAAATCGCGCTATATATACGGAATAAAAATGTGAGAAATTCAAAAATATGAAGTCCCTATATAGGGTAAAAATCATTGTTACTTTTGTTACCAACCTCAAAAACCTGTCAACCATGCTGGTTTGATAGGGTAACAGACTTTTGTTACCGGAAGAAAAATTTTGTTGCTTTGTTACGAAGAGGGTAGTGTATGCACGAAAAAATAACAGATATCCAGAATTTGTTCTGGAAAGCGTATAAAAATTATAAGGGTACCGGCTCAATGAGTCAATACAATGCAGATGTCGATGGAATTGTCGAGAAATATAGGAATGATCGTATTATGCTAAATTTCTGCAAGAATTTAGTAATATCGTGGACGCCGGTTATTAACGAAATGAAAGAAGATGATTAAATGCAAGAAAGAAAAAGGGACCTATACGAGCCGTATTTGGACGAAATAAGGCAAATGCTTGAAGATGGGTGCGTAATTACCCATATACACAAGGAAATTGCGAAAAAGAGCGGAATTGACGCAAATGTTAAGACGATGAAGCGTTTTATGAGAGAAAAAGGCTTAATCCAGGAGTCTGAATGCGAAAAGACCGAAATCAATAAATTGATAAAGGATAAGTTTAAGGGAATCGGTGAATACATGGATTTTTATGAGCGCTGGGTCAAGCAGAGTTGCAGCCTAAACCGCACAATCCAGAATCCAAACCGGATATTAATGCGGAGGTATTTACAGTAAGCTATGAAAAAAAAAGAAAGAGAATCCGAAGAAAAATGAAGTACATATCTGCTCTTCCTGCGGACGGGAAATTATTGGAGATTACGAGTACATAAAAACAAAGAGAGGGACGGAGTTGTATTTTTGTAAAGATATGAGGTGTAGGAGGAATGACTAATGCCAAAAACAGAAGAAACATGGATGGACGGGATCACTACAGAAATGATGGAGCATATCTGCGACAACCTGCGCAAGTATCCAGATCAGCTAAGTGGAATGGAACTGGAAGATAAATGCGCAGAGTGTAAGATGGGACGGTTTGTGTGCGATATTTTGAACCAGTATAACAATGTGAATGATTTTGCAAACAGCCAGTGCGCGAAGTTGATGTGTGAGATGCATGAGCTGAAAGAACGAGATACGGCAAAGAAGCCGAATATAATGGACTACATACTTGGTGACATTAACTTTAAATGCCCTACGTGCAAAAGTGAATATATTTGCGAAAAAGGTTATGAACATTTTTATTGCCCGAATTGCGGTCAGAAAATTAAATGGAGTGAGTAACATGGAAGAATTAAAGAAATGCCCGTTTTGTGGTGGAGAAGCAAGAATAAAAATGGAAAGAAAAAAAATAATGTTGGTTGGACTATTTGGTGTGAATGCAAAAAATGTTATGCAAAAGCAGAAGGATATTGTCCTAGTATGCAAAATGCAGACAACGCACTAAATAGTATTAATACTTGCAAAATAAATGCAATCGAAGCATGGAATAGGAGAGTGGAATAAATGAAATACAAAATAGGTCAAATCCTAACATCAAATTGTGATATAGAAGTAGAGAAGATGTTTGGAGAAAAAGTAATTATTCCAAAAGGGAATAAAATAATTATTGGAGCTGACGAATTTGCACATCATTTAAAAGATGGAATGATTCAACCTTTACAGAAAGATACTATTGTCGAAGAATATGATACAGAGGGAATAGCAGAATACTTAATGAAAAAACTGTCTGAAGTATTTCCATTAGAAGAAATGCTTGAAGATTATGGTATTGAAAAAGAAGAATTTGAAGAAGAAATTGGTTTTTTCTTAGATGATATAGGATTTTAGGAGAGTGGAATAATGGAGAACGTACTAGAGAAGATCTTGGAAGAGATAAAAGAAGCATTTGACGAAAACATAGACGACATAGAAGATTCAGCAGGCATTCATCATTTTGCGATAGAAAGTTTTACTGCATGGTATATTGCAAGAAAAATCATCCGTTCTCACATGGATGATGTTCCGAAGTGTGGAGAATGCAGCAGAAAAAAGTTGTATCAGATCGGATATGAAGACGGGAAGAAAGATAAAGACTGGATTTCAGTAGAAGATAGATTGCCAGAAGATGATGATATGAGATTCTATATGTGTATTGTCGAAAATCACGAAGAGGATTTGCCGATGTTCTGCCAGTATGATAGTGAATATGGATTTGGATTTTGGCATGATATTTACGATTCGACAAGTTTAGGATTCGTTGATACGGTGTTTAAAACAAATGATGAATTGGGGTATGAAAAGGTTGTAGCATGGCAGCCACTTCCAGAACCATACAAGGAGGAATAACATGGACATTTTAATTACAATCACATTCCTAGCCCTGTACTACATCCTGGGGCTTGGAACAGTGATTGCTTTGAAGACAGGAATCGAAGAGGATGTAAAACTAGAAGGCGCGGATTACCTGATGGCTGCGGGATTCCCGATACTGCTATTTGTGGTGTTTTTAGATTGGATTGTGCGAAAGATAGTGAGGTAGGAAATATGAGAAAATTTAACTGGGACGAATTTAAAAATGAAGAAAATAAGATTGCAGTACACTGCAAGACAGGAGAGGAAGCGAAAGACTTTTGCGAAAGAATGCATGAGCAAGGAATGAAGTGGTGTTCAGGCGAAAGCTACCTGAAAGAGACAAATTACGAATTCTGCGAAGAAGAAATATGTTATATCAAAGGAGAGTTTTCGCCGTATCAGTACTATAAAAGCAAGGGATATAAAATCCTGGAATGGAGTGATTACATGCAGAAAGAATTTAAAAAGGCAGATTTAAAAGACGGAATGGTGGTCGAATATAATGATAACTATTTAGGGAAAAGACTTGTTATAGGCGGCTTTTTGATTGGCGAAGATGGATATACGGATTTGGGAGGCTATAACGAAAACTTAAAAAGTGTGGTAAGCGATTTGGAAATAGTTAGAGTATATAAGATTAAATGCATGGGAAAAATTAGCAGTATCATGGAAGACTACAATCTTGAACTCATCTGGGAGCGCAAAGAACCAAAGAAAATGACCGTGGAAGAAATGCGAAAGAAGTTGGAAGAGCTGACCGGAGAGGAAATTGAGGTGATGTAGGAATGACAAGAGATACTATGAAACGCAGAAAGGAGACGGCAGGAGTCATCCGAAAGATAGATGCACATGATATGGCAACGAGAAAGCCCTGTGAGACAGCTTTAAAGCAAAAGGGGCATAAAGCCTTTAAGTGCGACTTTAAAAGCCGTGAGAGGACGAATAAGGACGCTGTGGAGTACATAGCAGAGAAATACAACATAAAAGATCCTGTTCCGGGAGGTGATAGAGTTGGACAAGAACGTGATTTATGAGTACATAGATGCAAAAGAATTGGTAAAAGAGACAGAGGAAGATATCAGACGGCACAGAAGAAAGACGATCGTACAGGACAAGGTGACAGGCAGTAATCCGGAGTTTCCGTATCAGCCACAGAGCTTTAATATCTCTGGATGTATAGAGAACACGGTGAATATAGACGAAGAGGAACGGTTGTTGGAAGAACGAAAGCTGAACGCAAAGCGGATTAAAGTAAAAGCAGAGCGAGTAATCAATAAAGCTCCGGTAAGGATGCAGCGGATTATCCGGTTCAAGGTGATGCAAGGACTGACATGGGACACTGTAGCGATAAAAATGGGAGGGAGATGCACAAAAGACAGCGTGAGAATGGAATTTCAGAATTGGATGAAAGAAAAATAAAGTTATTTCGTTTTTTTCACATTTTTCGCTTTTAGGAGTTTATAGTATAACATGGAGTTAGAAGAAAGACTCCAAAAGCTTTCCAAACAACATTCGGAACACCGCCGGACTTTCACCCTTTCTCGTCTGGCGGTGTTTTATGCCGTGGCAAATGTAGGGCAGACAGGTTCGACTCCTGTACACGGCTTTGCGATGTAAGCATACGGCTTGGACAGCTGCAGGCTGCGCCGGGAGTGCACACCGGACTTACATTGCAATGGTACCAAAACGCAGATATCCGCAGATCTGCAAAACAAACAAAAATAGATTCAGCAATCTATATTTAGTGTAATCAGCGTACCCGAGTGCGGATAGGGTAAAGGATGTCAGTAAAAGGCATCCTACGGGTGTATAGCTCAGTTGGTAGAGCGATCGGCTGTTAACCGATTTGTCGCAGGTTCGAATCCTGCTATACCCGTTGTGGACTACTGCAAGGTTCCTCCTTTTTCCTATAAATTTTGATTGTGTACCTGGTTATTTTGGTTTTTGTTGGCATTTGTAATTCTTTCGAGCAGTAATCCTAAATTCTTGGCATCCAGAGATGGGTGCTTTTATTATGTCCAGAAAAGGAGAAGAGCATGGAAATTGTTAAAAGATTGTTATGCAAGCATGACAAGACGGAATATGTCAGTACAGATCTTGCAAGACAGAATGATGGTAGCTTTATCACGAAGCACACGTGGAGATGTAAGAACTGTGGGAAGCTGATTGAAGGGAAGAAACATGGGAAAGTTTTACGAAAGTCGAAAGTGGAAAAAGAAAAGAGAAAACATATTAAGGCGTGATAACTATCAATGTCAAGAGTCTAAGAGATACGGCAAGTATGCGGAAGCTACGACAGTACACCATATCTATCCTCTGGAAGAGTATCCAGAGCTTGCACTTGTGGACTGGAATCTTATCGGCATGTCCACTGCGCAACATGATCGGATGCACGACAGGAAGACGGACAAGGTGACAAGCCTTGGAATGTACTGGCAGAGGAAAAGAAGAAGGGAGTTTGAAGCATGGAAGAAATCAAGATGTATGCAATCCGATGGAAAGGGAAAGCAAGTGACTACGGATACGAAGTGATGAACGTAATCGAGGAGATTGTCAAGACGTGCATGGAGTGTTGCGAAGGAGATGTATACACCGAATACAGTATCAGCGGTGGACTCAAATTTGAAACAGTGAAAATAAATATAGTTACATTGGGCAAAGAAAAGGCAGACAGCATGGTCGAATGGTTTAAAGATAGAGTCGGAATGGAAATGGAAGTCAAAGAGATCCAGATATCCCCCCTCCCTTTTGAAGATTAAAAATGTCTCAGGAGAATCGGGAGAGAGGACTCTTTCCAATAGCGCGGGATTCTGAAAATAAATTTTCAGGCAGATAAGGAGGTGAGAATAGATGGCAAGATACATACCACAAAGGCAAACAATTATTGACAGGACAGTCAAGTACATGAAAGAACTGGGAACCTATAAAGTGCAGTATAAACAGGTGATTGAGATCTACGCAGACATGATCTATCAGTATAATGTCTTAAGTAAGCAGTTCGAAGATTCCGGATATGAAGTGATTTTGGACACGGAGAAAAGCGGGGGTAAAAAAAGCCCTATTCTCGTGAGTCTCGAAAATCTACGGAAAGACATCGGAACGTATTCTGACAGACTGATGTTAAATGCAAAAACGTACAATGCGGAGATTGAACAGCCGAAAAAAGAGAAATCTGCATTTGCATTATTACTGGAAAAACAACAGGGAAAGTAAATGGACTTATCCCATATTAGCAGTCCGCATTTCGATACGGCTGTGCGTTATGCGGAGGATATCGTAAGTAAAAAAGTCTTGGTGAACATAGATAGAGTGCTTGCGTGTAAGAGATTTCTGGCAGATTTAGAACGTGATGATTTAGATTTTCGCAGTGATCAATTTGATTTTGTGATCGATCTGATTGAGGGAACTATCCACCACGTACAAGGTGAGGACAAGAATGGAGTCAGTTTTAAAGGTACTCCAATGTTATTGACGGATTGGCAGAAATTTGTATGTGTGAATCTGTTTGGATTCTTCCGGAAAGGCACAGACATTAGGCGTTTTAACGAAGCGCTTATTTTTTTACCAAGAAAACAGGGGAAAACATCCTTTAGTGCTGCGCTTGCTGAGGCGAAAAGCATTCTGGACAGAGGATCTGGTGCGAAGACATATATTGTAGCCAATTCCGTAAAACAGACAATGGAAAGTTTTGGATTTTTGGTAGATAACGTTGAGACTTTACGCGGAGATGTTGATAAGTTGAGAATCCGAAACAACAATCAGGAGCACTCCATCAGTATTGATTTTGGAGATGGTACCGCAGAAATGTATGCGATTGCCAATCAAGAAGATAAGCTGGACTCCTTAAACTGTAACTGCCTGATTCTGGACGAGCTGCATTCCTGGAAGAGAGCAGCGGCAAAGAAATATATATTAATGAAAAATGCTATGAAAGCGTATCGGAACAAGCTTTTGATTGGTATTTCTACGGCTGGTGATATTCCAGATGGTTTTTTAGCAAATAGGTTAAATACGTTACATGGAGTTTTGGATGGAACAAATACAGAAAAGGCGTATGACTCCTATTTTATTTTTATTTGCAAAGCAGATCAGGACAAAGAAGGCAATGTTTTAAACAGCAAAGGCGAGATCACGACATTGGATGATCCGGAAGTATTGCAGATGTGCACGCCGTCAATCGGAGTCACTGTTACAATAGAAGACCTTATGGATGATGCAGCGCAGGCAATGAATGAGCCGCAGCTGAGAGCAGAGTATTTAAACAAAACACTGAACATCTTTACAAATGCTCTGAATGCATACTTTGACATTAACGAGTTCAGATCATCCGATGATGAATACAACTGGACACTGGAAGAATTGGCAAAACTGCCGATTACATGGTATGGCGGAGCCGACTTGTCGAAACTTCACGATCTGACCGCAGGCGCAATTTACGGAACGTACAAAGATGTTGATATCTGTATCACACATGCGTTCTTCCCGAGGGCGGCCGCAATTAAAAAAGCGGATGAGGATGGCATCCCGCTGTTTGGATGGGAAGAGGATGGATGGCTGACGATGAGTAATACAGCTACAGTGCTCCCAGATGATATTGTGAATTGGTTTATCTCTATGAAAAAGATGGGATTCAAAATAAAAATTGTTGGATTCGACAAGAAATTCGGACGTGAATTTTTCCTGAAAATGAAAAAAGCAGGATTTAAAATTCAAGATCAGCCACAGTACTTCTATGTAAAATCCGAGGGATTCCGACATATTGAGGTAAAAGTAAAGAATAAGAAATTCTATTACCTGCATTCGGATGCTTTTGAGTACTGCGTACAGAATGTACGGGCGATTGAAAAAGTGGATGACATGATCCAGTACGAAAAGGTAGACGGAGACGGCGGCGTAAGACGAATTGACTTGTTTGATGCAGGGGTATTTTCGTGTTGCCAGATGTTGTCTGACATGGCACTTGGAAATGCAGCAAATAAATGGTTAAAGAGAGAGTAGGAGAAAGAATGGGCGTGAAAGCAGAATGCGAAATCCTTTATTTATGTGATGGGAAAAGATGCGAGAAATGTAGTGGAAATTGCAAACATACGACTGATATATCTCACGCTAAAAATAAGGATGATTTTATTGACAGAAAATGTACTTGCCTTGGAAGAGCTGAAAACGGGAGACTGATTTTTGCAGAAGACGAAGGATAGGAGGCTAAAATGGCAAAGAAAAAGAAGCAGAAAAGCATTAGATCAGAACCACAGAATAAAGTATTTGTGTATCAGGGAGCTACGTTCTCTGATTTTTTATTGCCGTCAGGGTATACAACGCTGGCGCAGAACCCGGAAATTCGGGCGGCGTGTCAGAAAATTGCGGATCTGGTTTCCGGTATGACAATCCATTTAATGGAGAATGGCCCTCATGGAGACATCCGGATTAAGAATGAGCTATCACGGAAGATTGACATTAATCCGTATTCGCTGATGACGAGAAAAGCGTGGGTTTACAACATTGTTTACTCAATGCTCTTGCCGGGTGACGGGAACGCAGTCGTCCTTCCGGTGATGAGAGATGGATACATTGACGAGTTGATTCCGTTAAAGCCATCCATGACAAGTTTTGAAGAAACGACGACAGGATACAAGATAGTCTACGGAAGTGAGGAGTATGACCCAAGCGAAGTGCTACACTTTGCGATCAATCCGAATCCGGAGTATCCGTGGAAGGGAACCGGGTACAGGTTGGCTCTGAAAGATATTGCATCGAACTTGAAACAAGCGAATGCGACTAAGAAATCTTTTATGAGCGGTCAATACATGCCTAACATCATCGTTAAGGTAGATGCAATGTCAGAGGATTTTGCGAACGAAGCTGGAAGAAAGCAGATCAAAGAAAAGTATCTGAAAGAATCAAAACCCGGAGAACCTTGGATCATACCAGCGGAATTTTTGGAAGTATCAGAGGTAAAACCACTATCCCTTAAGGATATCGCAATCAATGAATCGGTCGAGATTGATAAGAGGACGGTAGCATCCCTGTTGGATGTGCCGCCTTTTTTTCTTGGGGTCGGAAGTTTTAACAAGGATGAATACAACAACTTTGTCCGTACGCGGGTGAAGTCGATTGCGGACGTATTCCAGCAGACACTTACGAAAGGTTTGATTCAGAGCCCGCATTGGTACTTTAAATGCAACTCAAAGAGTTTGATGGCTTATGACACCAAAGAGCTTGCAGAAATCGGCATGAACCTATATATCCGAGGGATCTACACAGGGAATGATGTACTGAATCTGATTGGTGATTCTCCGAAGGACGGATTGAATGATCTGATTATCCTCGAAAACTTTATACCGCAAGGCATGATCGGGGAGCAGAAGAAATTAAACGGGGGAGGTGATGAATAGTGGAGCGAAAAAAAGAAAACTTAACCAGATCGTGGAAAGCGGAGTTTGAAACACGAGAAGCGGAGGACGGAAAGAAAACAATTTCCGGATACTTCGCTGTTTTTAATTCCGAAACAGAGTTGTGGCCGGGAGCTTATGAAGAGATTGCACCAGAAGCATTTGCGAACACCATGAGCAACGACATCCGTGCTCTGACAAACCATGATGACACACTTGTACTTGGACGGACAAAAGTTGGAACTTTACGCCTGAGAACCGATACAAGAGGTCTATGGGGCGAAATTGATATCAACGAAAATGATTCAGACGCAATGAACCTGTATGAGAGGGTAAAACGTGGAGATGTGGATCAGTGCTCGTTTGGATTCAATATAGTTCGGGAAGAAACCGATTGGAGAGATGACGGCACTGTGAAATGGACAATACGAGAAGTTGATCTGCACGAAGTGTCTGTATGCACATTCCCGGCTTATGAAGATACGGGCGTACAGGCGAGACATGCACAGGTGGAACAGTATCGGGAGAAACAGTTGGTGCAGTGGCGAAGTAATGCCACGAGGAGATTGAAAGGAGAAAAGTAATGGCTTTAAGACAGTTGATGCTTGCGAAACAGATCGCAGACAAAGAAAAGGAACTGGAAGAAATGCGTGGAAAAGACGCAGAGTTTGAAACAAGAGAAAAGGAACTGGAGACATCCATTGATGAAGCGAGCACAGAAGAGGAACGCACTTTGGTAGACGATGCTATCACAAAGTTTACTGAGGAGAATGATGCTCATAATGAGAGAAAAAGCAAATTGGAAACCGAATTATCAGAACTCCGTGAGCAGATGAAGGGATATGAAAAAACACCGGAAAGAAGGGAGAAGAAAAAAGACATGGGTAGAAGAAATGAAGAAGAAATTGAAGAAACGAGAAGTGCGATTAACTCATTTGTAAAATCAAAAGGGCAGGTGAGAGAAGGGGGCTTTAAAGAAGTAGATGCAGGAATCCTGATCCCGGTAGAAATGCTGGCTGTTCAGAAAAATCCGGAAGATGTAGTGGATCTGGGAAATTACGTGAATAATGTAAGCGTAAACAGTTCATCTGGAAAATATCCAGTAATTGCGAAATCTGGAAGTAAAATGTCTACTGTTGCAGAACTGGAACAGAACCCAGAGCTTTCCAAACCAAAAATCTCAAATATCGACTATAGCATCGAAACAAGAAGAGGATATATTCCGATTTCTCAGGAGGCTATTGATGACGCTGACTATGATGTAACAGGTCTGATCTGCGATGAAATCAACGATCAGTCAAGAAACACAAGAAATGCTGATATCGCAACAGTATTAAAGAGCGCTACAGCGAAAAGCGTTACAGGTCTTGACGGACTGAAAGATTTGGTAAACAAAGAAATCAAAAAAGTATATCCTGTAAAATTCATCATTTCCTCTTCCCTTTACGCAGAGCTGGACAAGCTGAAAGACAAAAACGGAAGATATCTACTGCAAGATTCCATCACTTCCGCAAGTGGGAAAGTACTGTCTGGCAAAGAGGTAGTTGTTCTGGACGATGATATGATCGCAGGAGCTGGAGAACTGAAAGGCTTTGTTGGTGACGCAAAATCATTCTGTACATTTTTTGACCGCAAGCAGGCAAGCGTTGAATGGGTAGACAACCAGATTTACGGAAAATTACTTGCCGGAGTTGTAAGATACGATGTGAAGAAAACGAATGCAGACGCTGGATTCTACATTACATACACACCGGGGGAATAATTCCCTCTGACGATGTAGCCTTAGTTGGCAGAGGGAAAGTCGGAAAGGCAAAAGTAGGTAAAACAAAGTAAGAGACGGAGGTAATAATAATGGCATATACACCAACTACATGGAATAATGATGACGTTATTACAGCAGAGAAACTGAATAAGTTAGAGCAGGGCGTGAAGAATGAGCAGGTTGGACCAGCAGGACCAGCAGGAGCAGTAGGACCGGCAGGACCAGCAGGAGCAAAAGGCGAAAAAGGCGATCCAGGAGTAGCAGGACCGAAAGGCGACAAGGGAGATCCGGGCGTACAGGGACCTGCGGGACCAAGTTACACTCTTCCAGCGGCGAATAAAACAACGCTTGGCGGTGTGAAACAGATGGCTTTGATTGCAGATTTGTCCACAGAAACAGCGACTGACCTGAAAAATAAAATCAATGAGATTCTTGCGGAGATGAAAAAACAGGGGATCGTGGCGAATTCATAAGGAGTATGCTTATGAGAGTGATTGTATTGCAACTATTAAAAGACAGACTTGGAATCTCTACAGATAGTAGGGATTCCGTCCTTTATGCGATCATAGATGGTATTCTGGACGAATGCAAAAATGTACACGGCGTTCGCATCACAGAAGAGAGATATGACCACATCCTGTTTGTGCTGGATTGGGCTACGTGGAAGTACAATCATCCAGAAGATGGAGTGATTCCGAGGAGCATCCGGTTTCGACTAAACAACCTGATGATTAAGGCGGTGCAAAATGAATCGAACATGGGATGAAAAAGTGGTATTGATATCTTCCAACGGGTATGAAGAGGATGAGATCGGTCAGCAAGTACCGATTGAAACGGAACAGGAGCTCTGGTGTTGCAAAGAGCAAGTGTCCAGAAATGAGTTCTACCTTGCTGGACAGAACAACATGGAAATTTCAGAGATTTTGATCGTGCATCCTTATGAATATGAAGGACAGAGGTATATCCGATTCCACGGAAAGAAACTGAAAGTGATTAAGACGTATCCAATCAGCATGGAAGAGTTGGAACTGACCTGTACGGAAAGGATCGAAAAATGAGCGAAAGCATAAGTGCTGACAAACTCGCAAGAGAAATTATGCGGCAGATGGAAGAATACACAGAAGAAGTAAAAGAAACCACACAGGATGTTGCCATGAACGTTTCCGAAAAAGCTGTGAAGAAGTTGAAAGCAAACAGTCAAAAGAGCAGCGGACGGTACGCAAAAGGATGGACAAGGGAATCTGGGAGAGATGGAATAACAGTGTATAATAAAAAACCGACATATCGCCTAACTCATCTACTGGAAAAAGGACACCAGTTGAAACGTGGTGGAAGAAAAACCGGTGAAGTACGAGCATATCCGCATATCGAAGAAGTGGAACAGGAATGCATAAAAGAATATGTAGAAGAATTGGAAAGGAGACTGTGAAATGACATTGCCAGAATTAAAAGACAAGTTAAAAACGCTAAATCTTCCGATTGCGTATCGTTGTTTTGCAGTCGGTCAAGTACCAGAATTACCGTACATCGTATACTATGTGGACGAGGATATCGGATTTTATGCGGATGACACCGTGTATTACGAGGGATACGCCGTCACGATTGAGGTATACACGGATCAGAAAGACTTGCAGTTGGAAGAAAAAGTAAAGGAACTATTAAACAGTAATGAACTCACGTATGAATCGTACGAGAGTTTTTTAGATTCCGAAAATATGTATTTGAAAGCATATGAAATTGAAATATAGGAGGTAAAGAACATGGCAGGAACAGCAAGAGCTGCACAGACAGGGAAAGAGAATAAAGTAGAATTTGGATTGAGGAACTGCTATTACGCTGTTATTACAATGGATGAGAGTGGAAGAATCACATACGGATCACCCAAGAGATTACCGGGGGCGGTAAGTATCACATTCGACAAAAGCGGCGATCTGATCCGGTTTAAAGCGGATGACATTGATTATTACACCAACGCAAATAATCAGGGATACGAGGGTACACTTACGCTTGCAAGAGTACCGGAAGATTTCCGCACAGAAGTGCTGAAAGAGAAGAAAACAGAAAAAGGAGTACTGGTCGAAAACTCTGACGCTCAGACAGCAAATATTGCATTGATGTTTGAGTTCCAGGGAGATGTGAAAGCGACACGACATCTCTTGTATTACTGCTCCGTAAACAGACCATCTGTTGGAAGTACGACAAAGGACAGCGGTGATCCGAATACAACGGAGCTGGCAATGGTAGCAAGCCCGAGACCGAGTGATAATCTGGTTAAAGCGTCTACATCCGCAGGAGTGGATGAAGAGACGTATAACTCTTGGTATACAAAAGTGTATGAAGAATCGGGGGAATAGCACCCCCTGAAGACCTCGCCTTGGTAGGCAGGGGGAAGATTGGAAAGGCAAAAGTAGGTAAAGCGAAATAAAGGGGTGGAGCGATCTGCCCCAATAGAAAAAAAGCGGAGGATGTTATGGAAAAAACAATTTACATTGACGAAAAACCAGTGAAACTGAAATCGACAGCAGCACTGCCAAAGAGATATAAGGCGCAGTTTGGAAGAGATTATTTTGCAGACCTGATGAAAGTAGCGAAAGTGTTTGGAAAAGGAACGAAAAGGAATTTTGGAATACAGGATATTTCTTTTGCTTCTCTTGACCACATGGACATGGAAGTATTTTACGACATCATCTGGACAATGGCGAAAACAGCAGACAGGACGATTCCTGATCCATTGGAGTGGTTGGATGGATTCGAAGTATTCCCACTCAATGAGATTATGGGAGAGGTAAAAGATTTACTTACAGATACCATGCCGACAAGTAAAAAAAAATAAGTGACAAAGATTCATCAAGTGGAGAGCCGTTCACAAATGAGTCTTTTTTTTATGTTTGCCGACAGGTTGGACTGACCAGCGAAGACATGGAAGAAATGACAATCGGTGACTGTCTGGACTATGTACAAGAGTATATAGACAATCAGAAAAAAGATGAAAAGACGACTGCGAGAAAAGCAACACAGGAAGATTTTGATAATTTTTAAAGAGGTGAGAGAGTGGCGAATAAGAAAATAAAAGGAATCACAATAAAATTCGGTGCGGATACAATGGCGCTCAGCAAAGCTTTAAAATCCGCGGAAGATACATCAAAAAGTCTTGGTAGCGAATTAAGCTCTGTAAATAAATTATTAAAATTTGACCCGAAGAATACGCAGTTGCTTGCACAGAAACAGGAGTTATTAAGTAAACAGGTCGAAAATACCAAGGAAAAGCTGGAAGCCTTAAAGCAGGCACAGGAAGAAGTGGAAAAGAAGTTTAAATCTGGTGACATTGGAGCAGAAGAATACCGAGAATTTCAGAGGGAAATTGCGAAGACGGAACAGGATTTAAAATCTTACACCACGCAGATTAGTCGAATGGAGACTGAGCAGAAATCCCTAAAAGAAAGCACGAAGCAGTTGCAGACGCTGTTTGAAGCAACCGGAAAGTCCCTAGATGATTTTCAGGACGTGCTCGGCACAAGGCTGACAAATGCTATAAAAAATGGAACTGCAAACAGTGACGATCTGACAGTAGCGCTTAACAAGATAGGAAAAGAAGCGTTTGGGGCAGAAACTGACCTGTCAAAGATGAAAGCTACATTGAATAAGGTAGATGACGGGGCGAGTATTGATGAAGTGAACAACGACCTGAACGAGATGAAGAAGAATTCAGGTGAGGCAGGAGAAGCACTGGACGGTATCGGAAAAGGAATTGTTGCAGGAAACATGATGCAAGCCGCTGAAATCATAGCAGATGCAGGGCAGAAGATAAAAGAGTTTAGTGACAACGCAAAAGAAGCATTTAATGAGGTAGATGCCGGATCTGATGCAATCATAACAGCGACAGGTGCTACAGGGAAGCTTGCTGAAGGAATGGATAATGTCTATAAAAGCATTGCGTCCAGCCTTCCGATAGACAACCTTGAAAACATCGGAAAAGTAATTGGGGAGATGAATACGCAGTTCGGGTTCACCGATGAAAAATTACAACATGCATCTGAAAAAATGTTGAAGTTTTCGGAAATTACTGGATCCGATGTGGTAGCATCAACGCAAAATGCAAAACAGGCGATTAGCGTATTCCACATGTCGAGTGATGATCTAGACAGCGTACTTGATGATGTTGCAAAAACAGCGCAAGACACGGGCGTATCTGTAGACGATCTATTTCAAAAAGCGATTGAAGGAGCACCACAGCTACAAGAATTGGGATTGAGTTTCTCGGACTCAGTAAAGCTGTTGGGGGCATTTGAGCAGGCAGGAGTAGACGGGTCTGCCGCATTAAGCAGCTTATCAAAGGCAGCGGTAGGTTATGCAAAAGACGGTAAATCACTCAGTGACGGATTGGCAGAAACGCAGGATAAAATTTTGAATGCGACTAACCAGACGGAAGCCTTAAATGCTGCTGCTGAGGTATTCGGAACAAAAGGTGCTGTGAGGATGGTAGATGCCATCCAGAGAGGCGTTCTGAACCTGAATGACCTAGGAGGCGCTGCATCAGACAGTCAAGGAACTGTGGAAACGACTTTCGAAAATACTTTAGATCCGATTGACGAAGAAACGGTTGCGCTAAATAACGTAAAGTTGGCTATGGCTGAGTTTGGGAGTGCCATTTCAGAAGCAGTAGCCCCAATTCTGGAAGCACTTGTTCCTATCATTCAGAAAGTTGCAAAGTGGTTTAGCAGTCTTTCTGGAACAAGCAAGACTATTATAGTCGTAATCGGTGGGATTGCAATGGTGATTTCGGCTTTACTGCCGATTCTTGCGGTTGTAGCTGGTGGAATAGCAGCGGCTGGAGGTGCAATGGCATTTTTGACAGGAGTGCTATTACCAGTAGCCGGAATTATTGCCGGAATTATTGCAGTGGTTGCAGCAGTTGTGGCAGTAATAAAAAACTGGGGAGATATCACAGACTGGCTGTCCGAAAAATGGAATGCATTTAAAGATTGGATGTCTGGATTATGGGACTCTATATCGGAAAAAATCCAGGGAGTGTGGAACGGCATTAAGGATTTCTTTGCTGATATCTGGGAGCAGATCTATGACGTCATAGAAGGACCACTAAAATTCATTGAGGGAACAATCGGTGCAGTGATGTATGCGATCTACGCTGTGATATATACAGTTTGGGAAGTGATTAAATTCGCACTCGAAAAAGCGTGGAATTGGATAAAAGACACTGCAAGCTCCATTTTTATTCCTGTAGCAAATTTCTTTTCCGGTATCTGGAATGGAATCAAGGATACTGCAACTGGAATCTGGAACAGCATTAAGGGCACGCTCGGTGGAATATGGGATTCGATCAAAGAGAAAGCTATGGACGCTTTTTCTTCTGTTTGGAAGTTTATTAAAGACGGATTTAACAATCTCAAGGATACTCTTGGAGGAATCGTGAAAGGGATTGCGAACGCAATTGTGAAACCAATAGGTGGAGCAGTAAATGGCGTAATTAATGGTGTAAACTGGGTGCTTGATAAAGTAGGATCGGACAAGCAATTTGCATTGTGGGAAGTCCCGAAGTTTGCAAGAGGAACTGGTGGCATCCCAAAAGACACACTTGGTATCGTAAACGACCAGAAAGGCTCTACATACAAGGAAATGATCGTTCCGCCACATGGAAAACCATTTATTCCAGAGGGGCGTGACGTAGTCCTGCCATTGGAAAAGGGAACGAAAATCATGCCAGCCAACCAAACAAAGAGTTTTCTGGAAGAACTTCCGCACTTTGCAAGTGGAATCGGTGAGTTTTTTGGCGGTGTCTGGGATACGGTTAAAGACTTTACAGGAAATGTATGGGATTACATCACGCACCCAAGTAAAATTGTGCAAATTGCGATTGATAAATTTACGGATTTAACGGGAGCGTTTGAACCGTGGATATCCGTTGCAAAAGGTGCTGTCAATACAGTATTTGATAGCGTTGTTGGTTTTGTAAAAGGGATATTTGATACTCAGTCACATGTAAACTACAATCCAAGTGCAGGAGTGGAACAGTGGAGAACTCTGGCCACAAGGGCATTACAGATGACGGGGCAGTATTCCGAAGCTAATTTGGAACGTCTGTTGTATCAGATGCAGACAGAATCCGGTGGAAATCCGAATGCGATTAACAACTGGGATATCAACGCGATTAATGGGACGCCATCTAAGGGACTCATGCAGGTTATTGACCCGACATTTAGAGCCTATGCAATGCCCGGATACGATAAAAACATCTACGATCCACTATCTAATATGCTTGCATCCATTCGATACGCAGTGTCTACGTACGGAAGCCTTGCGGCTGCTTATCGTGGAGTTGGGTACGAGGATGGTATTGGAGATATCAATTTGTCCGATCTATTACCGAGTCTGCCGATGTTGGACGTGAAATGGTTTAAAGATGGTGGAATCCTTACGAAACCAGCATTATTCCAGATGCCGTCGGGAGGAATCGGAGGAGCTGCGGAAAGAGAAGCAGAAGCGATCACACCACTGCGATCGCTAAAAGGTTATATTAAGGAATCAATCTTGGAGATTATGGGCGAAAAGGATATTAATCTAAATATCAATCTGACAACGACGCTGGACGGAAGAGTTGTCGCACAGCAGACGGTTGGATATGCCAGACCAATGATAAAAAAGATGGATGATTTTGAGAAACTATTAGGAGGTGAGAGAGTTGGGCTTGCTTAAAGCAACATATGGAGGCGTAGAGATTCCGGTTAAGATTACAAGACTTGACCGGAACTTATCACCTTCCATCACAAATAATACAAGGAGCATTGAAAATGTAAATGGAGGAGAGTTTACGCATTCCACGTACTCTCCAAAACAGATTGTAATGGAGTTTCGTATTTCAAACTCTACGGCAAGGGAACTCAGTGAGTTCCGCAGAAAAATGTCAGAAATTCTGTATAGTAAAGAACCAAAGAGACTGATTTTTTCTGACGAACCAAGCATTTACTATGAAGCAATCGTGGATGGGGAACCGGTGCTGGGAGAGGATGATATGTACAGCACTGGCACAATCACATGGCTCATTCCGGACGGAGTAGCATACTCTACCGCAGAATTCTCCTTTGACGGAGTACAAAAAGACGGCTACCAGACCATCACCATCCAAAACAACGGCACCGAATGGGCAGATGTGGATTATGAGATCACACACCAACACGAAAACGGATTTATCGGACTTGTGAGCCAGTATGGAGTGATCCAGCTCGGAAAACAGGAAGAGGCGGACGGAGAGAACTACGAAGCGTCCGAAGAACTGTTTAACGGTTACGGCTTGTTTCAAGATGATCATGGCACCTCTTATCAGAATCCAGAAAACACCACACAGGGGACGCTTGAAGTAAGGAATGTTGCCGGATATAACGTGATGGCATTAAAAGGTGGACAATCCACATCCGGGTACTGGAACGGCGGAATGAGAACGCTTACTATCCCGGTGGACAGCGAGGGCAGACGTGGAGCGAAGAACTTTTACTGTTACACCCAGCACTGGTTCGAGACAGGTTTGATGGGACAGACTGGAGCGCAGACCATTGCATTCCTGACTGGAGATAACAAGGTGATATGCGCCATGTCTATTAACAAGAGTGATACGGTTGGCAATACGGCTCGTATCGAGTGGTTTGCTCCCGGAAACACCTTAATCAGACGAGAAGAGTTCCAACCGACAGCCTACGAGGGAAATCCGTTTAACCTAAAAATGGGTGGCGGTCACAATGACTTTTTGAAAGAGGGAGAAAAGCTGCGGATTTTCTGGTATGGCACTTACAGGGATCTCACGATCCCGGAAATTAAGGACATGGAATGCGAAAAAATCCAGATCTGGATCGGGCAGTGGGGAGACAGAAATCTATCAAACCAGTACGTTACACACAACTATTTAAAAAGCATCCGATTCCGGAAAGACAATGTCGATAAGTATAAGGATGTGCCGAACCGGTATCGTGCCGGTGACGTGGTGTCTATAGATGGAGAGAGTACAAAGGTCTATGTAAACGGGATGCCGGCAAAAGGAG